TATTATTTAATAGAATTCTATAATGAAGATTTTAGTAAATCACAAGACAAATTTATTTTAAAATTGATAGACCATAACGTAAATAGTTTCGAAATAGATATAACAGATATGTCTAATTATATTCAAATTAAAAAAGATGGTTATATTACAATTACAAATTAATATATAACATATTATATTATTAAAACAATTTAAAAAAAAATTGAAATAATTAAATACAAATGGAATCCCAGCAAAATACAATGACATCTGAAACATCTAATATGGAAGAATTTAATAAGTTGTCTGATAAGTGGACACTTTGGGCACATTTACCTCATAATACCGATTGGAGTATTAAGAGTTATATACCAATTTCAACATTTACCACTGCTGAAGAAACCATCGCAGTAACGGAGACATTGCCGCCTATTTTAGTAGAAAATTGTATGTTATTTATGATGCGGGAAGGTATTAAGCCGACATGGGAAGACCCGAAAAATCGAAATGGAGGATGCTTTTCATACAAAGTTTCTAATAAAAATGTTTCCAAAGTTTGGAAAGAACTGACTTATGTTGTTGTAGGCAATTCAGTTAGTAAACAAATGTCATATGTTAATTGTGTAACTGGGATTACCATTTCTCCTAAGAAAAATTTCTGTATAATAAAAATTTGGATGTCTGATTGTACGAATCAAAATCCGGCGGTTGTTACTTTAGACCTTAAAGGGTTATCACCCCAAGGTTGTTTATTTAAAAAGCATACACCAGAATATTAAACTTTTAAAATAAATAAAATTAGATATTTTAAAAATAAAAATTATATTATTACCATTTAAAAAAATCCTCAAATAATAAAATATAATGAAGTATCCATATATTATATTTTATAGACTAGAAAAATTCGCAAATATTGATAGTTTTTTTATTATCAATAATGAAAAGCTTAACTGCTCTATTTTTTTTACAAGTGATAAAGAAGACCTCAACAAACTTTTCGATTCTAATTACCAAATATTAATTACATATGGTGATAACGAAGGCGAATATATACCAAACGTTAACTCTATAATAGCGGATAGAATGCACAACAGGTGGATTCATTTTAAAGAAATACCGGAAATTGATGAATTTAATAGATCAATCAATTATTGTTTTATACATAATTGTACTTATGAGAGAGAACTTGTTCGCCCTGTTTTTTCCGTTTTCACGCCAACATATAACTCATATCATAAAATTGAAAGAGCATATAATAGTTTAAAAGCTCAAACATTGAAGGACTGGGAATTTGTAATTATTGATGATTCTCCAGATGATGACCATTTTAATTTTTTAAAGAAATTAATGATAAATGATTCAAGGGTTAGACTTTATAGAAGAGGTGAAAATAGTGGTAACATAGGTAATGTTAAAAATGAAGCTGTTTCACTCTGTAGAGGAAAATATGTATTAGAATTTGACCATGATGATGAAATATTACCATTTGTTTTAAATGATGCTGCTGAACATTTTGATAAAAATGAGGATGTTGGGTTTATTTACATGGATTGTATTTCATTATATGAAAATGGGTCTAATCATTTTTTTGGTGATTTTATTTGTAAGGGTTATGGAAGTTATTATTGCCAAAAATACGGTGATAAATGGGTTTATGTTTATAATACCCCAAATATAAACAACATTACACTTAGTCACCTTGTTTGTTGTCCAAATCATCCAAGAATTTGGAGAAAAACGACACTAATTGATGCAGGAAGTTATTGTGAATTTTTACCTATTTGTGACGATTATGAAATCATACTTAGAACCGCTCTAACCACAAAAATCGCAAAAATTCATAAATTTGGGTATATACAATATATGAATAATAATAACAATAATTTTTCTCTAATTAGAAATGGGGAAATAAATAGAATTGGCCCTGAATTTATTAGCCCCATGTTTTATGAAAAATTTAAAATTCAAGAACATATGAAAAAACTAAATGCCTACGAGGATGAACAATATGCTTATAATCATAGTAAAATTTGGAAGAGAGAAGATTCATATGAACATAAATATTGTAACCAAGTTGTAAATGTTGACTATGATAAACAATATTGTATAGTTGGACTTGACAGTTTAACTATAAATATAGAAAAAATTAATTCCCTTTATGAAAATCCTTATAATGATTTTTTCTTGATTGAAAATAAATGTAATATTGAGCAATTACATTATATTTTGGATAGATATGGATTTTCTAGATTTAAATGTTATACGTTAATAGATGAAACTCCTGAAACTCTAATTAAATATTTTATGTTAAAATATAAATCATGTGAGGACTATGAAATTATTAATAATTATGTCTATAAAATGAAATATAATACAGACTTTTCACAAAGACATGATGTTATTAATTATGTAAGTAAACAAGATAATAAATATTTGGAAATAGGTGTAGAAACTGGTTATACTTTTAATAATGTTCATTTTTCAAATAAAACAGGTGTTGACCCATTGCCACATTTTATGTCAGAAAATTTAGTTCTCAAAACATCAGACGATTATTTTGACAATTTAGACCCGAATACGAATACAAAATTTGATATTGTTTTTATAGATGGTCTACATCAATGTGAACAAGTTGTTAAAGACTTAAATAATAGTATTCGTTTTTTAAATGAAAACGGTAAAATATTACTAGACGATATAATACCATTGAATCACGATGAACAATTAAAGATACCAGTTAAGCATGAATATCAAAATGGTGTATTAAAAACGTTAATTCCGTGGACAGGAGATGTATGGAAAACAATGTATCACATATTATCTGTTTATTCGCAATATATTGAATTTGAATATTTTTATCATTCGTATTATAGAGGAGTAGCAGTTTTACAAATTAAAGAACCATTTCAAATTTCTGATACTGAATTAGATGTTATTAATAATTATAATTATACCAATGATTTTTCTGTATATATAGATTTAATTGAAAATTTTAAAGAAAGACAAAATGAAGTAAAATATACACGAATTCCTATTACAGATATTTCTGATACAGATTCAGACGACCAAAAAGATGATTAATAATATATAATAAATTAAATTATATTATTAAACTTTATAACTGAATATATTACTAAAAATAATAAATATTTTCTACTAATTTTCTTGGCTTATCATATGTTTTTGTATCAGATATAATTGTATTTTTATTATCGGATAGTTTCTCAATATTTTTATTTACTTCTTTTTGTACACTTATACTGGGTTCAGATACATTATTTTTATCTTTATTTAAAGAATTGCCAATTTGAAATGATGCTTGTTTCATATAATATTAATATAATACTTATTTTTAAGTTATATTATTTTTTAAATTACTAATTAAAGAATTTATATTATATTTCTTATAAATGGAATTAATTGAAAAAGAAGAGCCATATTTATCTTTAAATATGATTGTTAAAAATGAGGGTCATATTATTAAAGATACTCTAACTAAACTTTTAAATAAGATTCCAGAAATTAATTATTGGGTTATTTCAGACACTGGGTCAACAGATGAAACCAAAAAAATTATTTATGACTTCTTCAAAGAGAGAAATATCAAAGGGGAACTATTTGACGATGAGTGGAAAGATTTTGGATATAACAGAACTAAAGCACTTGAACACGCATTTGGAAAAAGCAAATACTTATTAGTATTTGACGCCGATGACGAAATTTGCGGTGATTTTGTTTTACCTGTTCTAACAAAAGATTCATATCATTTTCAATTTGGAGACGCAAATGGTACTAGTTATACAAGAACACAAATTATTAATAATAAAAAAAAATGGAAGTATGTAGGTGTTTTACACGAAATTATTACTTGTATTGAACATGCAGATACGATGGAAATTATTGGAGGTAAATATTATACTATTTCAGGTAAAAGTGGAGATAGAAGTCGTGATAGCAATAAATATTTAAAGGATGCGTTAATCCTTGAAAAAGCATATGAGGAAGCTGTCAAAAATAATGATGAACTTTATAATAGATATGGGTTTTACTGTGCCAATAGTTATTATGATTCTGGCAAATGGGAAGATGCTATTAAATGGTATAAAATTACACTTAATAATAAAAATTGGAGTCAAGAAAAATACGTATCGTGTGAAAGATTATACAATTGTTATAGCGCATTAAACCAAAAAGAAACAGGAATGTTTTATTTGGTTAAGTCTTTTTCTTATGATAAAGAGAGAGCCGAATGCTTACACGAATTGGTTTCTTATTATTGTTGCAATGATTTAAATGATGTCGCTTACAACTATTATAATATTGCAAAGTCTTTTTATAATGAAAGGTATTTAACATATGGTTTGAATAATAAATTGTTTTTAGACGTAAGCAAAGCAAACCTATTTTTACCTTATTATATGATTTTAATTTCTGATAAAGTACAAGACCACGATACAACAATACAAATGTATAGAATTATTTTTACAAAGAAACATATAGAGAGAAGTAAACATTATATTGGAAATATGCTATATAATTTACAGTTTTTTATTGAACGTGTTAAAGATGATATTGGCTTTTTGAAATTATTTCAAGAATATATTGAGTTTTTAATTTCAATTGATTATCCCGTTTATGACCACGATTTTATGTCCAAATATGAAAAATATGGAGTTAATGTCCCAAAATTTTCAGAACCAGTTTTCTCTCTTGATGACTGTTTAAAAAGTAAAAATATATTGTTATACTCTGGTTATTCGCCTTTTAAATGGAATTATACGTTTAGTATTAACAATGCGTTGGGAGGCTCTGAAACCGCTATCACTTGTTTAATGAAAAATTTTCCCAAAGATTATACGATTTATGTAGCTGGAGAGGTTGAAGAAGAAACGGTTGAAAATATTCGATACATACATTTTAACAATTTAAAAAATTTAATAAAAACAACCGCATTCCATAGTGTAATTGTTTCAAGATATTTGAATTTTTATGAACTCTATCGAAATTTTTCGGCGTATCAAACATTTATTTGGGGGCACGATATAACATTATACGCGTATGGTACAGATTTGTCAGTTGAAGGCATTTTGTCAAAATGGGCATCAAAAATTACTGGTTGTATTTGTCAAACTGAATGGCATAAAAATTTGTTTCTCTCTTCGTTCCCTCAATTAAAAGATAAAATAAGCACAATTAACAATGGAATCAATGCTGACTTATTTATTTCAAAGGATATAACGAAGATAAAAAAAATCGCAAATCGGTTTATTTATACGTCATGTTCTGAAAGAGGCTTGTATAAATTACTTCAATTGTGGCCAAGTATTTTGGAGAATTTACCAGACGCTGAACTATTGATTTCTTCCTATAATAATTTTCCAAAATCAGATGAAGATATTAAGATTCTAGAAATTATTAATAAAACACCATCAATTAAACATATGGGCAAATTGAATAGAAATGAACTATATAATTTAATGGCATCAGCAGAGTATTGGTTATATCCTACTAACTTTAATGAAACATCTTGTATTACTTCACTCGAATTATTAGCTTCAGAAGTTATTTGTTTGTATTATCCACTTGCTGGATTAGTAAATACTATTGGAGATTATGGTATTCCTATTTCAGAGGGTAATGAATTAGATACTTTATTAAATTTATCTATTAAGAAAAAAAATGAACTTAAAAGAAAAGGCAAAGAATACGCATTATCATGTAGTTGGCAAAATAGAGGTAAAAATTGGTCAGAATTAATTTTTTCAAAAGAAAATCAAAAAGAAGAAACAAATTTACAAGAAAATTTTATTATTAAAATTGTTAATCTTGAAAAAAGAACTGATAGAAAGATTGAGATGATATCAAAGCTTACTAAAGAAAATATACAGAATTATGAATTTTTTACAGCCATAAATGGTAAAGAACTTGATACCACTGAAAAAATATATAAACTATTTAAACATAATGATTTTTATTATAAAAAAGGTGTAATAGGTTGTACTTTAAGTCATTTACATTTGTGGAATGAACTTTTACATGATAAAAATCATAGTTTTTATGTAATATTAGAAGATGACATTGATATATGCCCTAACTTTAAACAGCATCTTAATCATGTGTCGGACCTATTTGTTAAAAAAAATATAGAACATTTAGCATTAGGAGAATATTCATCTAAAAAAAATTACCCACTTGTATCAAGTAGTATAACAGAGTATAAGAAAAATTTATATGAGGAGGGACATATTACATTTGCTTATTTAATTAGCAAACAAGCTGTTATTAAAGCATTTGACTATATAAATACAAGTTCAATTAAATGTGCTTTTGATAATCCATTAGCATTTGGATACATATTAAATTATAGCACATTATCACATAGACTTGTTGATTGTAAGATTGATAATCAATATGGAAGCGATATACAAAATCACAATCAAGACAACATTTTTAATTTTGATGACATTTCAGAAAATAATAATAATAATAATATACTAACAATATCATTTTGTGATTGGTGGGAAAGTGAATATTGTGGAGGAAATTTTGATGTTAATGATAATTTTTTTACAAATTTGCTTAGAAAATTTAATTGTGAGAATTTAAATATAAAAGTTATAAATTCTGAACAAAACCCAGATATTCTATTTTTTAGTATTTTTGGAGATAACCATAAATATCTTAATGCAAAAAGAAAAGTATTTTTTTCAGGAGAACCTGTTGGACAAAATAGCGCGGCTGATTTTAATATTACATTTGATCCAAATACATTAAATAATTTAAGATTACCTCTTTGGATTTGTTATTTTGATAATAACATACTTGAAGAAACCAAGAGAAGAATACAAAATATCCATAATGTACCTACAAAAGAAAAATTTTGTTCATTCATAGCAAGCGGACCTGGATTAACAAATAATAGAAAAGATTTTGTTGATAAATTATCACGATATAAAAGTGTTGATTGTGGTGGAAATTATCTTAATAATATTGGAGGACCTGTTCCAATTGGGTTTAATTGTTCTGGAAAAGTTGAACACAATAAAAAATATAAATTCGCAATGGCATTTGAAAGTAAAAATTATCCTGGCTATGTCACAGAAAAAATTTGTGATATTTTTAAATCAAATACTGTTCCTATTTATTGGGGAACTTCAGAAGTCATTCAAGATTTTAATCCAAAATCATTTATAAACGCAAATGATTTCTCAAACTTTGATGAATTAGTTGAATTTATTAAAAAAGTTGATAATGATGACACTTTATATGCTACATATTTTAAAGAGCCAATTTTATCAAATATGTGGATTGATATATTGACAGATAAAAATTATGTGTTCTTTAAAAATTTAGTTCATAAGATAATTGGTACTAATGTAAATTTATTAAATGAATACTTTAATGAAATAAATAATGATAAAATTGAATTTTACTCAGGGAATAAACAAGATGAATTCATATCAAAATATATATTTAAAGGCTACAAAAATGGTTATTTTATGGATATTGGTGCTAATGATGGAATAATAATAAATAATACTTTACATTTTGAAAAATTCTATAACTGGATAGGAACTAATATTGAGCCATTAGATAATGCATATAACAAACTTCTTCAAAATCGACCAAAATGTAATAATATTCAAATTGTTGTCAATAATATTGATGGTCTATGTGATTTTATTCATAATGATGGTTATACAGAAATGATATCAGGTCTTGTTGAAACATACTGTAGTGAACATAAACAACGATTAACGAATGAATTAAACCAATACGGTGGTAATTCTGTTATAAAAAAAACAAAAACAAAAACTCTAAAAACTATATGTAATGAAAATAATATTTCACATATTAATTATCTTTCTATTGATGTTGAAGGAGCTGAAATGGTTGTTTTGGAATCAATAGACTATAATCATACTTTTATTGATGTTATTTCATTTGAAGAAAATTATGAAAACACCTCTCAAGTAATAATTAAATTTCTTGAAACAAAGGGATATATTTATATTGGAAAATTTGGCGATATTATCATGATTAATGAAAAATCTCAATTTATTAAAAATTTAAATTATCACGATATTTCATCATTCTCTTGTTATGGAACAATACATAATATAAAACTTAAAAATATCCTTCAACCAATAAACTATAATGAAACAAATGACAATTTCAGAAATTACATATTTGAATATGGAACAGATTCAAATAAAAAAGATATTACCGATATAATTTTTAATATATTAGAATCAACTATGCAAAATTTTATAATACCTATTGGAGATGATATGAGAGCACAACTATTTGGTGACCCGTGTTGGGGTCATGTTAAAAATATATTTATTTATAATAAAAATTATCCTGAACAAACAATAATTGTAACTGAAAATGAAAGCAAGATTATTTATTTTGATGAAAAATATAATTACAAATTTATCATGGGTTTTTATGATAATAGTTTATCAGAAAGAGGCACTACAACAATGATGTTTTCTTATGCTGATTATGCCGAAAAATATTTTAATTGTAAAAGTATTATATTTTATAATAAACATCACCACGCTAACAATAATGAAGTAATTAATAGGTTTAGCAATAGATTTGATGTATATAGAGTAGAAAATTTTGAAGAAATAGATAAAATAATATCAGACAAAAATATTAAATATCTTTATAATACTTGTGGTGGAAAAAGAAATTCTACAGAGTTAGTTAAAAATTGTAAAAATTTAATACATGCCGTTTTTGATATTGAACCATTTGGTGATAAATATTCTGCGATTTCAGATTATATTGTTAAAAAAAGTAAATATCCTGATATTGATGCTATTCCTTATATGATTGATTTACCAATTCATAATGATAACATGAGAAGCGAGTTAAAATTAGATGACGATGCCTTTGTAATAGGCAGAATAGGGGGTTATGAACAATTTGATATTAAAGAAGCTCATAAGGGAATCATTAACTTTCTTAATAATGCTAACAATAATAGTACATATTTTATTTTTGTAAATACAGCGAAATTTTATGAACATCCGCAAATAATTTATCTAGACAAAATTATTGACCCATACTTAAAAGTAAAATATATTAATACTTGTAATTGTATGATTCATGCTCGTAGCGATGGGGAAACATTTGGTTTAGCTATAGCAGAGTTTTCATCTTTTAATAAACCTATTGTTACTTGTAAAAGCGATAAAGATAATTGTCATTTAGACATACTAGGAGATAAGGCAATAATATTTGATTCCGATATATCATTATTTAATATTTTAAAAGATATAAAAAATATTGTTAATTCTAGAGATGACTGGAATGCTTATAAAGAATATAAACCAAATAAAGTTATGAATAAATTTCATAAAGTATTTTTACCTGATGAAGACTTTATTAATAGTTCTGATAACATAACATTTGATAATATTAATTATATTGATATGAAATCAAAAGCACCGCATTTTCATAACACAAAAGAATTAGTCATTATTTCAGCATTTTTAGATATTAATAGAGAAAAATGGTCAACATATAAAAGAAGCATACAAGATTATATTTTATCATTTAGTAATTATTTTAATTATAGTAATAAAATGGTAGTATTTATAGATGATAAATATATTGAAGAACTTAAAGAAATATATGATAACTCTTCACATAATAATACTATCTTTGTACCTATTAATAATGATTGGATGACTAAACATATTTACGCATGGCAACAATTAGGAATTAGTAAAGAAATTATGGAATCAGATTATTATAGAAGTTTAGTAAATGAAAGAATTATTAGTGGGAATCCAGAAAATATATATGCCGATTATAATGCCATAAACCATAGTAAAATAGATTTTATTTGTTATGCAATTAACAATAATTTAATAAACAGAGATGCCTTTATCTGCTGGTCAGATTTTGGATATTTTAATTCTATATTACACAATAACCCTTCTGAATATCCTATTAATCATATTGACATTACCAAATTTAATCCAAATAAATTAAGTTTTTGTTTAAGAAATAAATTAGATAATAAAGATCAAGATACCATATATACACTTGTTAATGCTCCTGAAAAATTTACTGGAAGTTTTTTTGCGGGTCCTTCTACTTTAATGTTAAAATTACAGAAACTTTATCATATTTCATTAAAAGAACTATACAATAATAATATTTCGGATGATGACCAACACATTTATTTAAGATGTTTTTTGAAAGAACCAAATATATTTAACCTATATTTAGATTCATATAAATGGCCACTAGCATTATGTTATTTTGAAAAAATACTAGATAAAAGTAATACTACAGAAGGGATAGAAGAAATAATAAAAAATTTTCTTGAAAATAAAAAATATGAAAATAAAACTGAATTATGTGATATTATGAATTCATTTGGTTCTGATAAAGGTAGTGGTTGGCATAATTACACTACATTGTATTATGATATTTTAAAATCAAGAAGAAATGATGATTTAAATATTTTTGAATTAGGGTTAGGAACAAATAACATATATGTGCCATCAAATATGGGTATAGATGGTAAACCATGTGCCTCATTATATGGATGGAAAAAATTCTTTAAAAATAGCAAAGTTTTTGGAGCTGATATAGATAAAGATATATTAATTTATACAGAAGACATCAAAACGTATTATTGTGACCAACTTAATTCAAAAATTATTAATGAAATGTATAATAATAGTGATTTAATAAATATATATTTTGATTTAATAATTGAAGATGGATTACATAGTTTTGATGCAAATATGTCTTTCATTAGAAATTCACTTCATAAATTGAAACCAAATGGAATATATATAACTGAAGATATCAGTTATGAATATGTTAACTTATTTAACAGCACATTATTAAATGAACTTAAAATAAATAATAATTTAAGTTATATCGGAATTGTTGATTTGCCTAATAAAAAAAATAAGACTGATAATATTGTTTTAATAGCTCAAAAAAAATATATAATGGATAAAGAATACGCAATAGATTATATATTACAAAATAATATTGAAGGTTCAATTGTTGAATGTGGTGTTGGAGATGGTAAGATGGAACATATATGGATAAATGAGTTAATGAAACATAATGCTGTGCGTGATATACATCTATATGATACATTTGGAGGATTAGTAGAACCAACCGAATATGACTACACGTGTAAAGATTCCAAATTATTTCACATGAATAAACATGATGTTTATAATACTTGGAAAAGTCAAGTAATTAATGAAAATATAAATGGATGGTGTTATACACCTTTAGAACAAGTTCAAATAAGATTAAAATCAACTGGTTATCCTGAAAATAAATTACATTATATAGTAGGGGATGTTATAAAAACGTTACAAGATAGAAAAAATATACCAAACAAAATAGCAATATTACGATTGGATACAGATTGGTACGAATCAAGTAAGTTTGAGCTTGAACAAATGTATGATAATGTTGTAATAGGCGGACTTATAATATTTGATGATTACTATTTATGGAATGGACAAAGAAAAGCAACTGATGATTTTTTTTTAAGTAGAAATATTAATTATGAAATTATAGATATAGGAAATAACCAAACTTCAGCTATTATTAAAAAATAAACTTTTTAATATTCAAATATCTAATATATTTTTATATAAATTAAATATATAAAAATATATTCTAAAATATTTCTAACCACAAGATTATATATATCAAACATAT